ATAACCTTCAATGGTTACGCTTTCATCAGCTTCGTCTGCGGCAGGTAGACTGCTCTTTGTAAAAGAACTGTTTATAAACAGTACTTTACTTTTATCTACCATAATACCCCTTTGTGTTATTCCTTGGTGGAGGCGGGACGTCCTCCAGTGCTAGGATTTGCGGCTGAACCTGCAATGTTTGCAGGAATTCGTAAATCATCATTGCCGGCTTTGGCTTCATAGCGCAACTCTTGTCGAGCTTCGTTGGCTGAAATAATACCAGCGTTTACCAAAGTTGAGTGGTAAGCAGCAATGTCTTTTAATTCTGGCTGCAAGGCACTAACGGAGCTGGTAATAGCTTCTACGTCGTAACCAAAGTAGCGTTCTACAGCACTAATAAACTTGCGGTTCATTGGCAGTACTGTTTCTAAATAGAATAGTCGAAGGTTTGGCGAAATGTTGGCATTGTTGCCGCCTTGCAGCAAGATTGGCGGCACGCCAACAGCTTGCATGATTTTTTCGCCATGAGTTTTGATGCTGACATCAAAATCCATGTCTTTGAAGTTGGTTTCGGCTAGCTGATGTGGCTTTAGGCCTGAATCCAAGATCACTGGTCGCTTGCCACCGTTTTTGACGTTGTACTTTTGCAACCAGTAGGCAATTGTTTTTTCTTTGGCAACTTGACTTAGTGTATTGTCTGTGGTAAGTACTAGCCCAAACACAGCACCATTATCAAAGAAGTTTTCTTGAAAGGTTTGCATTGAGTACAGCAATTTAACGCTGCGATCTGCACTTTCCAGTCTGCTTGATCCGCGATAGATGCTATCCGAACTCAGGTCACGAAAGTAAAAAACTTCGGACTCTTTGAAGTCTACCAATCCATTGTAGCGGAAGCCACGAATAAATGTTTTGGTGTCAGTCATGATTTCTACTTTGTCTGCAGGCAGGTGGTACATAAAAGTACCGTCAAAGTGTACGAAAGCATTGCCTTCTAGTACGAAATCTGTGAACAGCGCACTGCGAAAGTCTTGTGCACTTTGATAAGGGTTAGGACGAAAGTTAAGCAGTGTATTTAGTGTTTTTTGGCGAATGCCAGCAACAACACCATCGTGCACTTTGTCTTTGACGTCGTAGTCTAGGCTGGCTGCTGCGTTTACTAGTAAACTAACACTTCGATTAACTGCTTCTAGCTTCTGAAAGCTTTGAAAGTACGTGATCTTTGCATCCGTACCAACTTGCGTCCCAGCATCTTGTGCAATGCGTTCTTGTGCAGGATTCAGCTTTTGGCGAATCCAGTCTTGTGATTTTGCTATCCAACTCATTGTTTTTCCTTAAATAAATCGTGAGAAAAACGAGTTGTGCGTGCTTGTGGCTACGGCTTTATCACCATGAACGTGCTTTGATCGCTGGAGTTCGATCCAACGCTGCTGTTTAGGTTCGGAACCTACTGGCGGAGCTTTGCCATATATTGAGTGCAGCGCTACATGATGCGGATTACAAAGGGTGTAAACTTTATCGTATAACTCTGTATGGTGCTCAGCAATAAATTCATCACGAACAGCTAAGATGCCTTCGTCTGTTGATATATCGTAACCTTTGTGCGCAGACCACGTTTCTAACAAGATTGTGATTGAGTGTAGGTGATGAAGTTCCAGGTCTTTGTTTGTGTCGCAAATAAAGCACTGAGGTTTTTTATCGTATGCCGCCTTGGCTTTGTCGCGAACCCACTTTACTGGGATACGATTGTTTGTGTTCTTGGCCATTTTTTACTTGGACCTTCTTGAGATTACTAGTATTATACATGGTATGCATCAAAAAGTCAATACCAGAATTTATGTTGCAGGTAGAGTATTTTGACTTGAACAACCAATCCAAACCGTGTATAATAGAATATTAAGTACAATACCGTTTACAATGTATATGTATAAAGAGCATAACGAATCGCATCAGCCATGTGTGAATAGTCATCATGCTTGGGACGTTCACGTTGTAAACCTTCTTTGGTATCCCAGCGATATTGGTCAAACACCGCTAATGAATGTGTGCAATGAGGAGCTACTTTTAAACGGCCCTGAGCTACCAGTGTTTGTACATATGCAATTCCGGGTAAGACGTCTTTCTTCGCCTTAGTTGAAGCCAAGTCGTAGATGTATGCCAGGTCACTGGCAAACTGTGCAGCAGCCGAGTCAATAAAAATGGTTTCCACACCCCACTTGGCACACAGCTCCGCAAACGCACTGGCATGATCGGCGGTGGTAGCTTCGTTTTTCAAGTACTCATCCACAATCCAGAACACATCGGTGGCCATATCATAGATAATAACCACAAAAGCCGTGTAGTCGCGATAGCCCGGGTCACAGCCAGCAATGGCTTCGCCCAGCAAATCCGGCGGAGGTTCCAACACATCACTAGCCGCTAGGCTATAAATCTGACCCTCAAACACAGTAAACGATGCCAAGTATTCTTGTTCAAATTCCGCACGCGACATTGACCGGCGAGCTTCGGCCACATCAGATTCCTGCATGCGCGTATTCTCCGAATAGTCCGCTTGCAGGCTCACCCACTCTGGAAACTCCGAACTAAAGCCACGATTCCAAAACTGGCTAAACCAGTTGTTGCGACCACGTGGTGTTGATATAAAAATGGCTTTGCTGCCAGGCTTGTCTAGTGTGGGTCGGAGTGCAACGTTGAATGCGGCTTCACCATCCGATCCAAGCGCTGCTTCGTCAAATATGATAAGATCGTAACTGCGGCCAACGCATGAATCCACAGTGCTCAACGAACCCATACGAATAGTCGAACCATTGTCCAACTCAATTATTTTGTCTTTTAGGTTATCACGTGCAACTTCTAGGTCAAAGTGCTTGATAAGGCGGCGTTGTAGTTCAAAAGAGATCCCACTAAGATTATAGTTGGGCGACATGATTAACACATTTGAGCCAGGCACTAAACTCACCAATTGGCCTACCACGTTGGCTATGTAGGTTTTGCCAAGTCGGCGCGCTAGCGCAGCGCACACAAAACGGTACTTGGGGTCGTTGATGGCATTGATTAGTGCGGTTTGGGGTCTGTTGATGGTTTCATAAATGCCCAAGAGTTTCAAGTAGTTGACGATGGGTAGTTTGATAAAACGAGTTTGTGCTGGAAACTCTTGAATAAGTTCGCACTCAACATCTGGTCGGCTAATGGTTAGCATTAGACTCCTTCACCACTAATAAGACGTGACACCAGCTGCGAATACTTGCTTCCGTCTAAGCCTTCATTGATCTGAACATTCACTTGCTTTGAGGGGCCACCAGGACCCTGACGCAGTTTTTCCAGCTGAATTTCACGGTCTAGTAAATCCATCGACATTTTATGACTGATTTGTAGCAGCTCAGCAATATCTTTGGTCGATCCAGTTTGTGATTCATGCAGTTCTTGAAACTTTTGTTTGAGTAGTGCGTCCATAGCGGCACGCATTTGAAACTTGTTGTTGTAGCCGGTGTCCATGAACACATGGTCAATATACGCTTTGACCTCACGGCGGGCTAAGATTTCCGCAACCAGGGTAGGTGCCAAGTCCAGCTCATCAGCCACACGTCGGGCGTCTTGCAGCTGCAGGTAGCAGTTGGCTACTTCCAGGGCTTCTGGGGCGATGTTGAGTGTTTCAGCAGGTAGGTTTTGCGTCATAGTGGTATCCTTTGGGGCAATTATACCATGGGGGCGGGTGGTCTCACAAGTGGATTTTTTTGGTGGGGTTTGGGGTCAGTTGGGATGATTTGGGGTGGGTGGGGACGATGGGGGCGGTTTAGGGTCGGCTGAGGCATGGTACGGCACCCAGATGGTTTTGGGATTTTTACCCCATAGGCCGCGTGTGGGTGGGTGCCACGGCGTATGTGTAAACTTTAGTCTACTAACCGCCCCTAGTCAGTTTGTTTGTAAACCTACTATAATATGAGTACTTTTGTTTCCTAACAGATTTGTGAACCAACTAGCTAACATGTAACAGTTTGTAACAGTTCAATTAAACTGTTGACCAACTGCAAAAGCATGATATAATAAACCCATGACAACGAAAGACACTATGACACAAACACAAACACTTGCTCTTGCATATGCTGAAAAATTGGTTGCATACTATCGTGCTCAAAATAGCGAAGGTATCGATAAGGATACTTTGGTTCGCAAAGCATATAATGCACTGTGTGATGCACAAAATATGTTGGCTTATGCGGCCGAATGTGAGGCTAAAAATGCGTGAATTTTTTGACATGGTGTTGGCAATGGCTTGCATTGCCCTGCCTTTTGTGATATACTTTGCTTTTGTAATGAAACCCTGAAAGGAAAATTGAAATGACTGCTAAAACTGTGAACTATACCCCTGAGCAAACCCTGCAAATGGTTGCCGACTATCAAGCCGGTAAAACTGTGGAAACCATTGCTGAAGCATTGGGCAAAACTGTGCGTTCTGTGGTTGCCAAGCTTTCGCGTGAGAAAGTTTATGTGGCTAAGACTTATGTATCCAAAACTGGTGAGGCTGTAATCAAAAAGGATGCTGTTGCCGATTACATTGGTGATGCATTGGGCTTGAATGAAGCTGATGTTGAATCGCTGACAAAAGCCAACAAAACAGCATTGAAAGCCATTGCGGATTTCATCAAGGCTGAAAAGACCTGATAAACTGTAGGGGCTTTGCCCCTACAATCCACCATTGTGATATAATTGTTTTTTAACTGGAGAATGTAACATGACTAAATTGAACCGTGAACAAAAGGCATACCGTAAAGCACTCAAAGAAAATGTTGAGGGTGCTGGCGGTGAAATCTTTAGCTTTGCCGCAGAAGGCTTGACCGTGGTGGTTGTGCCTGCAATGCCTGGCAATTTGTGCAGTGAGTTTGTCCACGTTGCAATCGCACAATGTGATTTTAAAGATGATGAATTCAAGCGCAAAATGGGCGAGTATATTGCACTTGAGCGTTTGAATTGTGGAGCATTTTGGGCTGTGCCTGTACAATGTCGCTGCAATGAAGAA